TAGCTGAGAAGACGGCCAAAGATTTATAAATATTGCCGGAGTAAGTTCTGTAAGAATTGGCGAAAACCGATTCCTGTGCATTATATGCCGTCGCAAGCGCCCATTTGTCTTGATCCGAGCTCAAATACCCTGCCGAGTCCTGGAGCCGTGTGGGCGTGTGGCTCATTATGCAAATGCTGGGGTGCGGATTGGTAGGGTAGTTTGCGGCGTAGGAAACGTCGTTGACGGAGTAGCTTCTGACAAAAGCGGTAAAAAAGGAATTGATGCTGGATATGGTTATGGCGTCCCCTTCCGCGTAGAGCTTACGCCGCCATAATCCCTTCCAGTCTGCGCCGATACCGGGGCGGGACGCGGAGCCGGATGTGTGCGCTACGGTGCATTGCCACTCCGCGCCGCCCTCGAAGACGACATAGCCGAGGGCGTAGCTGGTGGAAGTTACCCATGCGGGGGCGATGGGGTTGGAAAAGACGGAGAGTTTGAGAAGCGGGTCGGCGTTCTGGTCGATGACGGGCGGCTGGGTGAAGGGGATGAATTCCTTTGTCCAGTTGGTATCGGATACGCGGGAGATGCGGAGCGGATGGGTGTCCGGGTGAGTGATGAAAAGGACGTCGTTGACGGCCTCGATTTGCAGCTCGCGGAGGGGAGCCGACCAGAAGCCGGTGGTGCTGTCGCTGGCGGTCGGGGAAGTGGAGGTGAGGAGGGCGATGGTGTCCGCTACGGTGCCGTCTTCGCGGTAAATGGTGAGCAAGTCCTCGGTGAAATGCAGGAGGTAGCGGGAGCCGTCCGTGGAGATGAACGGGTGGAGGTGGGAGTTTTGCGGGGCGGCGGCTGACATGCCGACATGCAGGAGGCCGGGGCGCTTGCTGATTGCTCCGTAGGGCGTGGCCGTGAAGTTCTCGCAAGTCTCGGCGGAAGACGCGGCTTTTTCGAGGTCAATGCGGTGGCGGAGGTAGGGGGAAACTTCGCCGTTGTTGAATGAGAGAAGGGTGGGGTTCATAGGTCGAAGCCGGGTGCGCCGTTATTGCGGAAGCGGGAACGGTAGAGGCCGGATTTCATGGCGAGGCGGCGGGGGGTCATGTTCTCGCCGGATTGGGTCTCGCGGGTGTCCTTGGTTAAGGCCTGGTTGAGGGCGAGCTTGTGCTTTTGCAGGAAGTCGCTGGCGGTCTGCTCGCTGCCGGTGATCTGCCTGGCCATGTCGGAGGCGAGGAGGAGGGTGAAGGCGTTTATGAAGCTCGGCGGGTAGGAGGCGAGCGGCGGGGCGCTGGTGATGAAATAGAGATTCAGCGTGTCCTCGGTGTCGCAAAGGACTTTCCTGTCCACGATCTCGAAGCGCTGCAGGGCGGTGTCCGATGTGGTGGCAAAGCGGAGGACGCGGAGGCAGGCGGCGGGGAGGTCGTAGGCAACCGTCCAGGGGAGAAACGCGGTGGAAAGCATGGTGGCGACGGCGGACATGGACGCATCGATAATCGTCCACGGCTCCTGATAGGGGAAGGCGTCCACGGGGAAGGTCGAGGCGGTGCGGGCGGCGTAGTCCGTGAGAGTGGCGTCAGCATCGTCCACGGCGGAGAGTTCCGCGTAGGCGGTGTTTGCGGCCTTGGTGAGGGTGAAAACATTGTCGTCCGCATCCGTGCCGACGTAGGTGGTGGCGGCGGCGGTGTAGGTGGTGAGGGAAAGCTGGACGGTGTGGGTGGTGAGTCCGCTGGAAAAGGTGCCGCTGGCCTTGGTGTAGGTGACGGATACCTGTGAGGGGATGAGCTTGGTGAGGGCGCGGGCGAAGTTCCAGGGGTGGGTTTCGAGGAGGGTGGCGAGGGTGTTGTCGTAATGCGTCCGGCAAACGGTGGCGGCGGTCGTCGAATCGACGTCGATGTCGGTGGCGGCGGGCTCCCCCAGGTGGGAAAGGGCGAGGTTGGCGATCTGCGTTTTCGTCATGGCGGCAATGTGGAAAGTGAAAAGCCCCGCCCCGGCATGGCGGAACGGGGCTTTTCGGTTGGTTCTTCCCCCCGGAAGATTATTTCGAGCGGTAGGCGATCAGGAACGTGAGGACGGTTCCGTTGGTGATCGTGTCGGCGGACATGACGGTCGCGAAGATCGCGCCCGTGTCGTCCGTGCGGACAGGAGTTTCGACCGTGCTCGGCTTGGTGCCGGAGCAAAAGCCGATGATGCCGCCCGAGCTGAGGGTGATGCCGTCGGCGTAGGCGTCCACGTTTCCGGTGTGGCCGATGTCGAGGGTGAGCGTGGTTCCCGGATCGGAGCTGGTGACGCTGCAAAGCTGCGGCACGACACAAGCATCAACCGGCAAATATTTCGTCGGGATGATGTTGAGGATGTCGTTGGCAGCCGTGGAGCCCGTGAGGGTGACTTTGGCGGTGGCGACGGTGAGCTTGCCGTTGGCGTCGTCGCCATCGCGCAATCCTGCGGAGACGAGACGGGCTTCGGAAGTGGTGACAAGGTTGGAATCGAATTCGGCCATGATAGTTGTTCTTTCGGTTGGTGGTGAGGTTTGCCGGGGGATCGCTCCCCCGGCTTGGTGGGGTTAGAGGACGCAGTTGATTTTGACGACCTGCTTTTCCTGCCTGCGGCAGGCGTTGAAGGCGTAGTCGGACTTGAACTGGACGCAATGGTCGAGCTCCGGCAGGATATCGACATAGACCTTGAGGTCTTGCCAGATATCCAGATAGAGGCCGTCGGAAGTCCAGATTGCGGACTCGGCGATGGTGCCGCCGGTGTTGGTGGGAAGCGCCTCGATGGAAACCCAATTGACGCCGAGCCAGAAGCGAAGTCCGCCGTTCTCGTCATAGACGGGTGGCAGGAATTCCTTGGAATAGAGTCGGTCGCCGGCGTTGGTGTTCGCTGCGTGGAGGAGCTGCGCCTCAAGCTCGGAGTTGAGCAAGCCGCAGAGTTTCACGCCGCGTGCCTGCGCCTCGCTGTTCCATGCCTCGGAGGCGCGGAGCTGGCGGACGGCTTCGATGACCTTGGAGGCGGTCATGCCGCTGTTGGCCGGGCTGCCGGATGGCACGAAGTCCACCGCAACGGATTGCGTGATGGCCTGCGTGGTGGATCCGGTCGCTCCGACGTAGTTGGTGCCGAGCAGGCCGTCGATGAGCACGGCGTCAAGCTGGCGGGCGTAGGCGGCGGAGTGCTGCACGATGTGAGTGCCTTGCCCCATGATGGTGGGTGCAAGGGCGATCTCGTCCCACTTCGGCTCGCTGGTGAGACCTTGGAAGGTTCTCATGTGGTTCCAGCGTTTCTCGGTGTCGAGATCCTTCTGGGCGAGGCGGTTGTAGCGGGTGCCGGTGGTTTCCTTCGCGGCGATGGAATCGACCTGGTTGTGGGTCTTGGCTTCGCCCGTGCAGCCGGTGGTCACGACCGCGAATTTACGCAGGCGGGAAACGGTCTGGGCGACGAGTGGTTCGAAGTTCTTTCCGAACTGAGTGGTGAAATGGTCTGGAACTGCAAGTGACATGGTGGTGGTGGTAGTGGTTTGGTTGGAAACGGTTGGTGAATCCGTTCGCGTCCGGTTGTCCTAAAAGGGGCAGAGCGAGGTGCGGCTGTGCTTTAGGACAGGGCGGCCACTGGTGCCGGTTGTCTGTCTTGCGTCGGTGATGAGACTGCGGGAAACGCTGTAAATCCGCTATTGAAGCGGGGAAACGAAAACCGCCCGCCCCCTGCGAGAGAGGACGGGCGGAAAACAACACAACGCTGAGATTATTTCTTGGCCTCGCCGAGGAGCTTGGTGACGAGCTGGTAGGCGGCGGGGTCGCCGTTGGCGTAGCGCTCGCTCCATTGCGCATCCTTGCCCGCGATGATGGAGTCTGCCCGCTCGGCGGAGGAGCGGAGATCGCCAAAGCCTGCGGGGGCTGCGACGCTATCCTCGCGGGTGAGCTTTGCCACTTGGTGCATGATGCGGGCGAAGGCGGGATTGTTGGCGAGTTCTTTTACGGCTCCCTCCTCGATGCCTGCGGCCTCGCCGAAACGCTCGGTGAGGTGGCGGACGGTGGAGAGGTTGCTGGTGTAGTCCCCTTTCCACTCGGTGATGAGAGACGAGCGGGCTTCTTCCTGCGCCTTGGCGATGGCCTGCGCGTGTTCGCTGGCCTCGGCGGAGGCGATGGCAAGCTGCTTGTCCATGAGCGCGCGGAGGGCGGGCGCGGGGACATGGTGCTGGTGGGCGAGCTTGGCGAAGTCTGCGGCGAGGTCTGCGTTGAAACTTACTCCCTCCGGCAAGTTCTCCGGGACGGGGAGGTTGTAGCCTTCGGCGGTGGCCGGCACGTTGGCGAGTTGCCGGAATCGTTCCACCTGGTCGGGCGTGGCGGTGGCGTCGGGATACGCGGGGCCGGTCTGGCGGAGGTGGACGTAGGATTTCAGGAGGTCGCCGGGATTTTTGAAACGGGCGGCGGTTTCTCCGTAGGCGCTGAATTCATCGCCGAATGCCTGGTGCCAGTTCTCGGTGAATGTGCCGTCGTCGTTGAAGGCGCGCGGTGCGGCGGGTGCGGCTGGCGGCGTTACGATTTCAGCGGCGGGTGGTGGCTCGGGCGCGGCGGGTGCTACGGGCGGGGCTTCGGCGGGTGGTGCTTCGGGGGTATCGATCATGGGAGTGGTTTGGTGGAGGGTTTCAGATAGGCAAGGGCTTCGGCGGTGTCATGGTTGCCGCGGCATTTCTCGCGCATTTCCTGACGGCGCTCGGCGTAGAGGGAAAGGAAGTCGTGGCGGGAGAGGTTTTCAAAGCACCAGAGGAAACATTCCGGCGTTCCGAATCCGAGATCCGGGTGGGTCGGTGCGTCTTTGATCTTGGCGGCGAGCGGTTCCTCTTCGTCTTCGTCGTTAAGCGGTATGGCTCGCGGCTTCGGCGAGGGCTTTGTCGATTTCCTGTATGACGGATTGTCGGCCGTTGCGGAAGGCGGCGGCAATGGGACAGAAATTTCCATCCCGGCCAGCTTGGAATGCGGGCTCTCCGGTGGCGGTGGCGGCGTGTAGCCATGCGAGGGTTCGTTTTCCGTCGGGGGTGTCGAAGGTTCGGCGGATGGCGGCGAGTAGGTCTTGGCGCTGCTGTTTGATGCGCGCGGCGTTTTCTTTGGCATTGTCTTTCGGGGTTGGGGTCATTGTTGCGGGGAGAGTTGCTGGGCGGCGTCCATGGTCTCGCGGGCGCCGCCGAGGTTGCGGACGGCCTCGGTGGCGGCGATGGCTTGCTGTTGCTGCGCGGCTTCGGCGCGGGCGGCGTCCAGTTCCGCGAGCTGCTTCTCGGTGCGGAGGAGGATGGTGGGCAGGCCTTTCGCACGGGCGAAGTGCGGGAGGAGCGTGCGGGGATTGAGGGAGTCCAGGAAGGTGGGGTCGAGCGTGGCGAGCTGGCTGGTGATGGCGAGGATGTCGCCGAGGCCGGAGAGGTGGGACTGTTCCATGGCGAGCGCCATGGCGGAGACGTAATCGACTTCTGGATCCGCGAGGTAGGCGCCGAGGTCGTCGCGGAGGAGAACGTCCTGGGGCGGTGGCGGGATTTCCCCGGAACGGACTAGCAAGGCGAAGGAACGGCGGAGGACGGGGGTGAGGAATTCCCGCACCATGTTCGAGTAGATCGGGTGGAAAAGCTCGCGGCTTTCGCTGACGATGGCGGAGATTTGCGTGGCGGTGGCGCTCGGGTCTAGGTGGGAGATGGCGTTGAAAAGCTCCACATGGAAAGCGGCCTCGATGGCGCGGCGCTTCTCGGCGGAGCGGTCTTTGCCGATGTCGTAGCGTCCGGCCGTGAGCCATTCCTCGGGCTTTGCGTTGAGGCTGGGATCGTAGCAAGTGAGGCCGAGGGCGGAGAAATCAATCTCCTCCTTGAATCCGGCGGGGTAGAGCACGCGCGGGAAGGCGGCGGTTTCCGCGAGGGTGTCGAGCATCTGCTCAAGGAAATTCAACTGCGCGGCCTCGGGGAGGGCGTGGTAGGCGGGAGACCATCCATAGGGCGAATCTCCCCACATGCTCCAGCGGGAGACGGCGATGGGGATTTCATCGAAGCCGCTTTCGAGGAGGATGGTGTTGGATTCCTTGTGGATGTGGTAGGAGGCAATCGGTTTGTTTTTGGAATCCATCTTGCGAGGATCCCGGTCGGAGCGCGGGACGATGAGGCGCTGAACGGTCTGCTTTGAGGTGAAGCGTTTGGCTGGTTCATCGAAAAGCGCGCGGACGGAAGGCGGTAGGTTCTCCTCGCCAAAGGCCTCGCGCATTTGTGCCGGCGTGTAGCAGGTGGTGCTGGCGATGACGTCCACCTCGTCGAGGCTGTTTTGGGCGATGGAGTAGCTGCCGCAGGGAAGCGCGCGGAAATGGAGTCCCCTGCCGTTTTTCCCGGATGTGGTTTCCAGCGCGGAAATTCCAAAGGCGCCTCGGTCGAGATAGCATTCGTTGGCGCGGTTGTAGAAATTGGATGCACCCAGCTTGGCGACAAGGATCTCGGTGGCGCGGGCGTAGTATTCCTGGGCGGCGGCGGAGTCGTTGAGTTCTGCGGGCGGGCGGAGGACAAACCAACGCGCTCCCATGGGCGTGATGCGAGCGGACTGGCCGGAGGCGAGGGTGGAGTTTGCCCGCATGGCCGTGCCGTCAAAGCTCCAGGCGATGGAGGAGCGGTCGGGGGTGGTGTCGCGGCCTGTTCCCTGCTGGATCGTGTTGCGGCGGGGGTGGCATACCTCGGCGAGTTCCTGCCAAAGGCCTTCCCACGGTAGGCGATCCGCGTCGAGGGCGGCGATCTGGCGGGAAACGGTATCGGCGAGGTCGGACATAGGGGACTAGCCGAGGGTGCGCTTTAGGCCGGAGGGATTTGGGGAGAGGACGGTATCGTCGAACGAGTAACGCTTAGTAGCGCGGCGGCGTGTCTCATCCTCGGC